CGTCAGTGGCTCTGGGACACCCTCACCGGCGCCGCCTCCGGAGTCAGCACCTTCCTCGACCGGTTCGGCCCGCTCAAGTACCTCATCCTCGGCCCCGTCGGCGCCCTCATCTACCTCGCCAAAAACTTCGATGCAGTCACCGCCGCCATCCGGAGCTTCATCGACTGGGTCGCCGGCATCCCCCGCACCCTCGGAGCCGCAGCGGCCGCCGTCACCGACAACCCGATCTTCAGGATCCTCTCCGGCGCCGCGAAGTTCGCCGCCAACCCCTTCGGCACCGCGCTCGAGCTCATCACCCCGAAGGTCAAGCCCGAGGTCATCGCGCCTGACATGGACCCCGAGTACTACACCAAAGGCAGCATCGCCTTCAAGGTCCGCACCCCCGAGGTCCGGCCGGACATCCTCCCGCCCGACCCCTCCGCCCTCGACCGGCTCGGCTCGCTCCTGGCCGGCGCCCTCACCGCCCCCATCACGCCCATCCTCCCGGCCCTCACCGCCCCCAGGATCCCGGACCTCGTGGCCCCCCGAGTCCCCGACATCACGCCCCCGGAGATCCCCTCCTTCGAGGCACCCCCTGCCCCTGGCCAGCCCTCCCAGATCGGCGGCAACGGCCCCATCAGCATCACCATCCATAACACCGTCGAAGTCAACGGAGCCGCCGACGGCAACCTCGAAAAACAGATCCGGGACGCCCTCTCCCGCTCCACCGCCGACCAGGTCAAGCTCGTCGAGCGCCGGCTCGTCGACCAACTCCGGGCGTTCGGGATCTGACCTCTCTTTTTATCCCGCCGCCCCGACCCCCTACTCATGCCCGACCAGTCCGTCCTCATCGGCGGCCACGAGTTCAAGGCGATCCAGGCCATCAACCTCACCAAAGACGCCGACATCCCCGAGCACCGCGTCGAGGACCAGTTCAGCGTCGCGGACCACATCACCCTCAACCCCGTCGAACTCAAGTTTGAGCTGCAGCTCAGCGTCCCCGACGGCGAGGTCGAGACCCTCGACGCCCTCTACACCGCCCGCCAGCTCATCGACGTCACCTCCCGCCTGGGTCACTTCACCGACATGGCCGTCAAACAACCAACGTACAGGGACAGCGATAGCGACAACATCGTCTACGCCACCCTCACGCTCAAACAGGTCCGGAAAGCCACTGCCAAAACCGTCCGGGTCGCCCTCCCGGTCCCCATCGACACCGGCGCGGAACCCCCCAAACCCGGTAGTTGGTACACCCCGCCCGAGAAGCCCGTCGCCAGCGAGCCTAAAAAGGAGGGCAGCTGGCTTGACGGCATCGTCAACTGGGTCGGCGGTCTCTTCGGAGGTGGCAAATAATGGTCCGCGTCCTCCCGTTCGATAAGGTCCTCGGCTACCCGCAGCGGCAGCGGGTTCTCATCAACCAGGTGCAGTACGACCTCATCTACCGGTGGAACCACACCGGCGGNTTCTGCGTCCTGACCGTCCTCCGGAGCACCGACGAGCGCGTCATCTGGCGGGGCAAGCTCGTCCGGCTCCAGGGCTACGAGGTCCGCGACCCGGACACCCGGGCGCTCCTCTGGACCTTCATGCCCCACCAGGTCGACACCACGAAAGCGGAGGTGTGGGTCTTCTATGACTATGACTGAACTCTGGGACCGCTACTACGCCTTCCAAGCCGGCGACCTCCAGATCAGCATCGACGAACTCGATATCGAATTCAGCGTCGAGGGTAGCAACAGCACCGAGGCNGACCGGGCCGAGATCGGGATCTGGAACCTCGCCGACGCCACCAAGGCCCGCATCAAAAAAGGCGAGACCGCCCAGCTCACCGCCGGCTACCGGGCAGACTACGGCGTCATCTTCCTCGGCACCATCGACCGCGTCTACGACTCCCGGCAGGGTGCCGACGTCAAGACCATCGTCACCCTCCAGGACGGCGTCCGGAACCTCTACTTCGGGTCCCGTGTCGTCCGGCAGTACCCCGCCGGCGCCGCACTCGTCACTGTCATCAGGGACCAGTTCGCCGCCGCCGGGATCCCCATCGGCACCGTCGACGACCCCGGGATAACGCTCTCAAAACCCTACACCTTCGCCGGCACCCCGCAGGAGAACCTGGACGACTGCCTGGACATCGTCAACGGAGGAGATGCCGCAGCGGTCGCCGCCGCCGGCGGGGAGAACCTCACCGGCCTCATCAAGCGGCAGATCGCCACGCAGGGCTGGACCTACTTCGTCAGTGCCGGCGCCGGCTACTTCGTCCGGCAGGCTCACAGCGAGACCGACGCAGTCTATCTCTCCTCCGAGACCGGGCTCCTCGAAGTCGTCCCGCAGGATGACGACCAGGAAGGCGAGGCTTACACCGTGAAGTGCATCCTCAACTGGAAGATCAAGGCCGACTCCCTCGTCCGGCTCGATTCTCGCGTCGTCCAGGGCGACTTCAAGGTCAGGTCCTTCACCCACCGCCTCGCCGGCGACGACTACAGCACCGAGTGCGAGGTGGTCCCCGTATGAACCTCGGCCAGGCCATCCTCACCGCCGCCACCCGGGCCGTCGACAAGATCAATACCTGCCGGGTCGGCATCCTCACCCAGGTCGACCTGCCCCGGCTGCGGTGCAACGTCCTCCTCAAAGGGCTCCTGCAGGGCCAGCGGGTCGAGCTCTTCGAGGTCCCCATCGCCGTCCAGGCCTACCACGGCTCGGCCCTCATCGTCGCTCCGAAGGTGGGCGATATCGTCCTCGTCGCGTTCACCAAGCAGGACCTCGAGCAGCAGCTCCTAAACCGCGACGTCGTCCCGGTCAATGAGCGCCACCAGTTCAGCATCAACAACGCCGTCGTCATCGCCGGCCTCTACACCCTCGCCGACACCCCGCCCGCCGTCGGCGAAGACGAGGTCCTCCTCCATCATGTCTCCGGCACCGAATACCGGATCCGGCAGACCGGCGATATCGAGATCACCCACCATACCGGGGCCGGCATCACGATCACCGGCGAAGGCGCCGTCACCATCACCGCAACGTCCGTCGACTTCGTGGAGCTCTGAGGCACCATGCCGCTCATCGCCGTCGACGGAGACGCCGAACCCTACTCCGACGCCCACGTCCCCCCGACCGGCGGCGGGGACAAGACCATCCCCGGCACCCTGCAGACCTTCGTCAGGATCGCCGGCAAGCCCGTCATCCTGCAGGGCCAGGAGTTCCCGACCCGCTGCCCGATCTGCGGCGCCACCTGCACCGCCGGCACCACCGGGGCAAGCCGGCTCGTCCGGATCAACGGCATCCCGGTCTGCCGGGCAGGCGACGTCGGGGAGGACGGCGACCACGACGGCCAGGGGATCCTCGTCACCGGGCAGGCCTTCGTCACCGACCACTCCTGACCTCTCTTTTTATCTCGCATCACCGACCCCCTATCATGTCATACGGTAGGACGCTGCAGCTCACCCCCGACGGGGACCTGCTCAAAAGCTCGCTCAACCGGTTCGAGGAGATCACCGGCACCGCCAAGGTCGCCCAGGACCTGACGGTCATCCTCCGGACCGTCAAGGGGTCATACCCCTTCAACACCGCGTTCGGCGTGGACTGGGTGGCCATCGCCCATAGCGGCTACAACCGCACGCTCATCAACGCCGAGATCCGGACCGCCCTCCTCTCCCACCCGGCGGTCAAGACCGTCGACTCCCTGGAGATCAGCCGGGACACCCCCGCCCGGCACGCGACGATCACGGCCACCGTCACCCTCTACGACGGCGACACAATCGCCCTGGAGGCTGATGTATGACCGGAGAATACGGCGTAACTACCTCTGGATTTGTCCGCAAGCCATTCACGGCTATTATGGCGGACATTGAGGCCTTCCTGCGGGCAAAGTTCGGTGACGATATCGATCTCTCGCCCCACACCCTAGCCTACCAGATGTTAGAAGCCTGTGGATACGAAATCGCCAAGATCTGGGACGCCCTCGAGGACGACTACTACAACGGATACATCGAGTTTGCTACGGGGATCAGTTTGGACCACCTGGTCGCCCTCCTCACAACCAGGAGGAAATCGGCCACCCCGGCAACTGGGACAGTCGTATTATCGCGCAACGCTCCTGGGCAGACGATCACTGTCCCAAAAGGCACCCGGGTGGCCACCCAGGACCTGGCCCTCGTCTACCAGACCACGCAGACCGCCGACCTGACCGACCTCTCGGTCTCCATCCCGATCGTTGCCCTGGCCCCTGGAGCATCCGGCAACGTTGCTCCTGCAACCATCACTCGGCTGATCGATCCGATATCGGGCGTTACTAGCGTTTCCAACCCCGTCGCAACCATAGGTGGCGCCGACACGGAGAGTGATGAGGCGTTCAGGAACCGCGTGATAGCATATGCTCCATCTGCAAAAGCTACTCCGTATAGCATCAAGGCGGCGCTGATCGGCCTAGAAGGGGTCCAGCACGTTGACCTCAGAGAGAATTTCGCCAACAGTTCGATCACTCTCACCATCGCTGGAGGCGCCGATGACCAGATCTCAGGGATAATCGACGATGTCCGGGCAGCGGGGATCCCGGCCACCTGGCAGCGGCCCACCCCGGTCCCTGTCTCTGTCTCCGCTAACGTATCCCGGATCCCCTCTGCAGATGCCCCCACCGTCAAGAGCGCCGTCGAGGCAGATGTCATGGCATATCTGGGCGATCTTCCAATCGGGGACGCCGTTATCTACTCCGACCTGGTCAGGACGATCCTCAGTGTCGACGGCGTCGACGACATCCTCTCGATGTCCGCGACCGCCGGGTCCACGACCATCCAGCAGTTCGGGCAGACCCTGGTCATCCCCGCCGGGCAGAAAGCCTCTCCCGGACCCATCTCGATCACGGTGGTGTGAGCCATGGACACCGCAGACCGGATTCTCTCCTGCCTCTCCAGCGCCCTGAAACCTGAGGGTAACAACGCCCGGGTTGCCGACACCCTTGCCGGGGAACTCGACGCCGCCCGTTTGGCAGCCGCATCGATCGGCTCTGCGCGGGACCCAGCCCGGACGTTCGGGCAGACCCTCGACTATGCCGCCAAACTGTTCAACGTCGCCCGCACCTCCGGCGAGTCGGACGACAGCCTCCGGTCCCGCATCGTGACCCAGATCAAGCGGTACTACAGTTGCGGGACCCTCACGGACATCCGGGACGTCATCGAGTACTTCACCGGCCTGACCGGAGACCGGGTCCGGATCCGGGAACCTCCCGACGTCCACGAGGGATGGGGATACGGAGAAGGACGGTATGGGTCTCTGCCCTGGGGCACCCCGCACGCCATGTTCCGCGTCGAGCTCCTCGGCGACGACCACACCGCCATCATGCTCCCCGGTCTCGTGGCCGCCATCGACCTCGTCCGGGCCGCCGGCGTCTACGTCCAGGACCTCGTTATCTGCAGCACCCTGCAGGAAGTCCTCGTCGCCGCGGAAGGCTCGATCCTCTGGGNCGTCCCCGCTCCCNTGCGNNCGGGCTTCGGCNCNNNNGGCTANGGCACCTGNGGCTACGGTGGCGTGTATGCGNTCCGNNCGACGGCAGAGGGAGCGGTTGACCTGCAGGTGAACGCCGAGGCCGCAGTAGTGGCCGGCATTCGTCATGGGCTCGGTTTCGGGCAGTTCCCATACGGCTGGGAAGGGTATGGAGGCCGGATTGACACCGCTACAATCGAGTATGACGTCCAGGGCGAGGCTCCCGTCGAGGTAACTGTCTCGACTGACCACCAGATCCTCGTAGAGACGGTGCTCGGCTACGGTGCCGGCCGGCTCGGCACTGAGCCGTACGGATCGCGTGCGGGGTCCGTTGATGCCCTGGCAGGGAGCGCCGTCGACCTGGTCGTCGAACCGACCGCCGCGGTCACGGCGCAGGCGGCCAGTTACCTCGGCTACGGCGCCTGGCGCTATGGCCAGTACGAGTTCGGCTACTAACCCCGACTTTCCTTTTTAAACGGGCCATCCCGACCCTCTCTGCATGTCTAACGACGCGAATGTATGCGTTTCCGCGGAATCGGAGGTAATCCAGTTCCGCATCGACGCAGAAGGCAAGGAGGTGCCGCTCGATGGTCGGGAAGATCGTCACTAACGCCGGCATCAACGAACTGCCCAAACTCCTGGCAGGGTCCGGCAGCAAGATGGGCTGGATCGCCGTCGGGACCAGCACCGTCGACCCGGCCCCCGGCGACACCGCGATGAAGGGTGAGGTCGCCCGCAAGGCCGCCACCTACTCGATCAGTGGCGGCCAGGTGGTCTTCGAGGCCGTCTTCGCTCCTGGGGAGCTTGGCAGTGCCGTCATCACTGAGCTCGGTCTCCTCTCTGCAGCGACCGGTGGCGTCCTCTACTACCGTGAGGTCCGGAACCCGCTCAGCTTCGACGCTTCGGTCGGCGCAGCATTCAGGGTGAAGGCCTCATTCGCACGGGGGGCTGCCTGATGCAGGTCAAACAGCAGATCCAGATTGACACCGCCGCCGGCCGGGAGGTCCTCGACGCGGATCGCTACGCCATCGTCGAGGAGACGTACGTCTTCCTCAACGGCAACACGGTCGTCCGCACCGTGCCGATCGAGGACATCGTCGAAGAATACGACGAGGACGGCGACCAGACGAAGGGCATCGTCACCATCTACTCCAGGACGTGATATTGCATGGCTACACCCACACCCAAATTCAACCTCGAAAAACCCGAGTTCGGCGATCTGGACTGGCACATCCCCCACAACCAGAATTTTGACCGCATCGACGCTGCGCTCGTCAACGTCATGGGGTCGCAGATCGGTGACTCGACCTACGACCTCAACCTGCGCTCGCCTGCGCTCCCGAACCGCGTGCTCCGCATCAAGGACGGCGCCGNCACCCCGAACGACCTGGAGATNCANCAGGTNTGGATCCCGTTCTTCAGGTCCGCCGGCTTCACGCAGCCGAACCTGAACAACCTGCTCCTCGGCGGGTTCTGGGTCGACAAGTTCCAGGCCTGCATGCCGCTGGCCACGGCGACCTCCCGCGGCGGCCTGACCCCGAACAGCCCCGGCGCCGGCGCCGGCGCCGCGAGCAAACCCCACGTCGTCCCCTGGACGGACGTCTCGTGGAACACCGCCCGGGCCGCCCTCGAGAACCGTGGCGGCGCCGCGAACAAGTCCGCCTCCGGCACCCCGACCNCCTGCNCGATGTACGCGACCGGCGACCACCCGAAGGCCGAGTTCCTCGTCGATAGCGTCGACCACCTGGTGGGTCGCCATGTCGAGATAGTTCAGGGCGACACGACCTACTTCCGCCGGATCATCAGGGCCGGCAAGTTCGGCGAGGCCAAGTACGTCCGGGTCTTCCCGGAACTCCCGGCGACCCTCACCACCGATGACACCTACACTATCATCGGGCACCACATGATCACGCCATACGAGTGGTTCTCCCTGGCCGCCTGGGCCATGACGTTCCGCTACCGCCACGGATTCCTGTATCCCAAAGGCAACAACGACTTCGGAAAGGACATCGGGGACCCGCGTGCGATCGAGTACGAAGGGCTCACCGACCCGGTGCTCGCCGGCGACGAGACGCACGAGAAACGCCGGTGCCTGACCGGGTCCGGACCGCTCAGTTGGTCCTTGAACGGCCGCGCAGATGGAGTCTGGGACCTCAACGGCAATGTCTCCGAATGGAACTTCCAACAGATCGTCGCCGACGGGGTCAACCTCTCCATCGCCCCGGGATACCCCGGTGCCGGAACTATCGTCACTCCGCCCGGCACCAGCGGGCAGAGGATCACGGCGATGTACGACGCCGACGCCCCTGTTGACGGTCTCTCCCTGAACCCGGACATCTGCCTCCCAACGGGGCTGAGCAGCGGCGGGTCCGCAGAGTTCGGCAACGATGGGTGCTATTGGAGACTGGACGCGGACACCTATGCTGCCAGCCGGGGCGGGGATTGGTACTACGGCCTCAACAACGGGGTGTGGGCCGTGAGTCTGAACAACGTCCCCACGAACACGAACAACTACAGGGGGTTCCGCGGCGCATTCTGAGCATCTGGAGGCCTGACACTCTGACATCTGACCTTGCAAATCTGAAAATCTACCAGAAGGCTCGGGACCTGGCGGTCCTCATCTTCCCGGTGACGGACCGCTACCCCAAGCCGCAGCAGTACGGAGGCCTGGCCTCCGAGCTGCGGCAGGCAACGCTGGACCTGCTCAAGACAATCGCTGCAGTCAACGAATCACACAGCCGGCTGCTGCACGAGGCCATCGACGCCGACCTGCGGCAGATCGGCCTGATGCTCGACCTGGCCACAGACCTCAAGTACATGACGCCGGACCAGCGCGACGCGCTGCGGATCCGGATCGACGAGATCGGACGCATGAACGGGGGGTGGATGAAGACGGCCGCATAGGCTGTCCGACACTGCGGGCCGGGTCCGGAACCCCTTGCTGCCAACCGGGGCGGGAATTGGAACAACGGCCTCAACAACGGGGTGTGGGCCGTGAATCTGAACAACGTCCCCACGAACACGAACAACAACAGGGGGTTCCGCGGCGCGCAATACCCTCAACGGCACAGACGGTTGCGACCACGGTTGCGCCGTCGCCGATTGATGGTACAGGACCCGGATCCCGCCGCCACATCGGCGAAAAATCCAGCCCGTGAGGGGGAGCCAGTAGGCGAGGATCGCCGACCCCTCCGCCTCATTCCTCCATTATTACCAGGATATGATACCATGAAGACGTACACTGACCTCTACCGAACGGTCTACTCTCCTGCTAATCTATTCACCGCTTACGCCCAGTGCCGCCGGGGAAAAGGCGACAAATCCTACGTCACCGAGTTTGAAAAGCATCTTCAGGAGAACCTCGACACCCTGGCAGAAGCCCTGCAGTCCAGGACGTGGACGCCGAAGGGTTACAGCCGGTTCTACGTGAACGACCCCAAGCGTCGCCTGATCAATGCTCCGGCATTCGAAGACCGCATCGTCCATCGGGCACTCTACGATGTCATCATGCCGCCTTTTGAGAG